CAAAACTACATTGAGTTTGACCTGTTCTAGCACTTATACTTCTACCTGTAAAGGTTGAATAATTATCTCCACTTGAAGATACACTTGCTCTATTTATTTGTAACCAACTTGTTCCATCTTGACTAAAAAATATTCCAGTTCCTGAACAAGCTACTACACCATCTGCATAAACTTGTAATCCTAATATTTTATTTGTGCCGTTAGGATTAGTAGCACTATCTCCCCCAAATCTAGTATATCCACTTATTCTTCTGTAGCCTCCTTCTGTGCCTACCTCAAAATTTCTAAGAGTTGTAGCAAAGCCTGGAGTTTTTAGTAAGCCTAATGAGTTAGTAGATTTAATTAATCCACCTTCACAAGCTACTGTATAAGGCTGGGAGTTTGCCATTAGAAATAAAGCCTATCATCAGTTATAGCTTTAGGTTGAGGATTTAAAAGATTTGACTTCATATGTTTCATACCTTTTTTAAAATCTTCTAAAGCAAAAGCTGCTTGTTGAGGGCTATCTTTAAATTGCCATACATAGTATCTAGTTCTAGCTGTAATTACATTTGAGTATTGTTCTGGAAAAGCTATAGTATCTCCGTGTGCTGATAAAGCTGTTGGTTTATTAAATGCATAAAAATGAACATTATAAACTTTATCAGGCATAGGACTTAATCCAAACTTTCTATTATCAGGACTTCTATATACTCTAACAGGTTCTCCAAAACTTTGTGAATCAGCATCATCTAAATTTTCTTGGTCTCTATAGTATCTAGTCCATTCATCTAGTGTTACAAACTTTAAACCTTTAGATACGTATGGAGCAGATTCTCCTGATACATTTACTGTTGTAATAAAAAAATCATCCCAATCTACTGAAGCATAATCTGTTGTTATGCTTGAACTACCTGCTTTTAGTGTGTACCATCTTGTTCCTGCTACTGTTGCTACTGTTACATTCCCATAAAAAGGGTCTGTACCTCCACTAACTCCAGCACTAAAAAAAGGCAACTGTGGTTCTTCATTAGCAATGTCAAATATAGATTTATTAATAGAATCTTTTACAAATTGTTGAAGACCCACAGCATCTCCAAAGTTTGCAGCAGTTAAAGGAATTTCATTAAGTTCTCTTAATGCTTGATTCGTTAATTCTAAATATGTTGTAGCCATTATTTTTTATGTGCCTTTTGTATTGCAAAGTTTGCAGTTAAACTAGCACCTTTATGTTTTACAAACTTTCCTTTATGTTTCATTAATTTAAAACCACCTTTGGGTTGTTTCATCCAATGATAGCCTTTTGGTGCTTTAACCTTCATGTTAGCAAGGTTTTGCTTTAGGCATTACTTCGCCACCATGTTCATATGACATTCTGCCACCCATGTAACTAGCTTTTCTTGCAGCTCTTCTAGCTCTTCTTTTTTGTCTTCTAGCCTGACCTTTTGGACCCATTACATTCCCTGCTACAGCTTTTACAACAGCAGCTTTAGGATTGGCTAGAACTCCTACAGTTTTTACAGCTTTTTTTAATTTTGACATTTTTTTCCCCTTAAATTTAAAAAGTCGGAGGAGTCCGAAGACTCCCCCTAGTTGTTATTAATCAATAACGTAAAAAGCACTTACTAATGCTTCTGGTCTAAGAACTTTTGCTCCATAGACGTGAAGACCTCTAACGATGTCACCAAAAGAACTTGGGTCTCTGATAACTTCTGTTGAAAGGATTGTGTTAGCAGTTGCTGTTGAACTCATATGTCCAGCCATAACTTTACCACTTGCACTTGATGTAGCAGCGATGTTGTTAGATTTGTACATATCGAATCCTCTTAGTTTTCCACTTGATACTAAGCCATTTCTAATAGAACCTTGACCTGCGTTAAAATCAACAGATAATAGCTTTGAACCAGATTTACCTAGTTCTTCATAGAATTGTGGGCCAGCGACAAACCATCTACCTTCTTCAGGTACATTTTGGTCGTCTAATTTTCTAGCCATTCTAGCCATTAAATCTAATGCATCAACACCAGTTCCGTCAGAACCTAATAGGTCGACTGAATTAGTTGCATGAGACATTGTTGCATCAGCAGTTCCACTATCTGAACCAATTATATGGTCAGGTGAACTTGCAGATACACCAGAAAACATAGTAGCTAATACTGCAGCATCATATGAATCTTTCAATGCATATGCAGCAGAACTTGAAGCTACTTCTTTGAAGTTGACGTGTGACATGTTAGTTTCAATATCATCTACGATGAATTTGAAAGCTTTAGCACTATCAACAACTAAGTTGATTTCTTGGTCTGTTAATTTTGTTGCAGAAGTGTCAGAACCTCTAGTATAATCTGATACTGAGATTACTGGTTCTTTGATAATTTTTACTGAGTCTCCATAAGCAGATATTTCACCAGCATAATCGGTGTTAGTTATTCCTTCTATCACACTCGCTTTTCTGAAAAAGTTTAAAACCTTTCTAGAGTAAACGGAAGGTAAGAAATAACTATTAGTTTGTCCACTTACGGAGTTAGCAAAGTTAGCATTAGTATCTGTACTTGGTTCAAAATATTGAGCCATGATACTTCTCCTGTAATTAAATTAAGTTAATCTCTGATAATCCTGCCTTGTTGCATGGCTTCTGATATTTCACTTTCGTATTTATCAAACTCATCCATACTAAGACTGGCTATCTCCTTTTCTGTCCATACTTTTTCTTGCTTTGGCTCAACAGTTGTTGTTTTAGTTGATACCATATCTGCAGCAGAACCTATGGACGGTGAATTAGCCTTTGAAGCTGTTGGAGCTTCTATGCCTAAATCTTTTTTAAATAAATCTAAAGCACGTGATGCTAAATCAGCATCTTCAGCATTGTTATAAATCCAATCCTGGATAGACTGAGGTTGTTCTTTAGCCCAACTATGAAAATCATCACTATTGCGAATATCATCAAAGTCAGGATGTCTTTCTCTCAATCTTCTTTCTGCCTCACCTTTACGTAGCTTTACTTCATTTCCTTGTAATTCTGCTATCTTATCTTCTAAGACTTTAGTTTTTTCATCACTTTGTAAATGAGCTACCGTTTCTGCGACTGCATAGAAATCAGGATGCTCTTGTTTAAACTTTTCAAGTTCTTCTACAGACTTGGGAGGTACGTAGTTAGCTTGTGCTTGGCTTCGTAGCTCTTGCTCTTTAGTTTTAAACTCTTCAAGTTTAGCATCATAATGTCTTTTTAAGTCATCATAACGTTTTTTATAGTCAGGCTTCTTATAAG